CCTATACCTGACATCAAACCTGCAGCTATCGGGTTAAACGGTGCAACGAATGGTGCAGCTTTAACTGCAATCTCTGCTACTTCGTTAGGTATAATTTTTCTTACAAATTTTTTAAACTTACTTCCTAAACCATATTGACGTCTACCATCCATACCCATGATACCACCATACGCAGCCATTTGTCTGTCAGGTAATACAGGTCCTGTTGGTTTAGGTTGAAAAGGATTAATTGGTTTTGTTGGATCATTTGGTAATGGAGTACCACCTGACATTTGTCCTTCAGCCATTGCTTGTTCTATAAATTGTTGCATAGACATAGGTTCAATACCTTGCTCTTGCATTTCAAATACATACTTAGCGTATTCTTCTTCTAGTTGAGCCATAATCATTTGTTCCATCTCTTGTGGAGATTTAGGACCTTCATTACCACTATACTTGATAGATGGTGCGTTAGTCTCTAATTCTTCTGAAATTTGTATATCTTCTATTCCCATGGTTTTGTCAGTTTACTTTGTTTTTGCGAACAAATCAAGAGGCGGCATGATAACTGTTACGTCTCTTTGCACGTCTTCTTCAGGTATATTAGCAGCTTTTAAAGCTTCTTCAGTCTCATAGACCTCTCCTGTTTTTTTGTTCTTTATTGTTGTTATTATCTTATCTGGTGTTAACATCTTTATTTCACTCATTATGTTGTTACCTCTTTCTTAATATTTAAATAGCTAATAGCTACATCAAACGAGTCGGATGTGCTTGCTTGTACTGTAAAGGTTTTACCCCCTTCTACTATTAGTGGTTGGGTTAATAATTCTGTTGTAACATTAGCAGTTAAAGCTGCAGATTTAATGGCTGTAATACTGTTGTTTGTAATTGTCACTGTAGGTGTACCAGCTGATGTAACAAGTATTGATTTAATAACTATAGTTTCATTAACTGCGGGAACGCTAGCACCTAATGGTGTAAGTGCACTACCACTTGTATTATTATCTATACCTGCAAATTTATATTGGTTTACTACTGCCATTAATCTAAAAAGAAACTTCTAGCTTCTATCTCCTGTTTTAATTCTTCTTGAAACGTAGTATTAAGTTTTTCTAACACCGCATCTAAATCTCTAATTAAAGACTGTGCTACGTCTTGTTCGTATTCATTACTTGCTCTAGTTAATGTTTGTACTATCTTTGCCATTATGTATATAAATTTTTAGCTCGTTCTAATAACATAGCACGTAATTCATCAGTGCTTGCTAAACCTGCAGCAGCTGGATCTAATGTACTATCCGCCCCTAAAAATCTTAAAATTAATTCATCGTCTGTTGTGGTATCATCAGTAGTATCATCAGTAGTGTCATCAGTAACTACGTCCATAATACCTTGTCCACCATTACCATCACCATCTCTTAATTTTAATTCACCTTCAGTAAGTGGTCTTCCGTAAGCGTTAACAGTACCTAGTTGTCTAGCTTTCATATAATCTTTATATGCATCTTCACCATAACCATAACCATATTTACCTGCTACGTTGTCTGCAAAAAATCGTGTGTTTTTTTTATATCCTAAATTACCTAAAAAATTTCCTGCTGTGTTTATTAAAGTGCTACCAGGAATAAAAGGAGGAATTCTCAATGGTTTATAAGTTGAATTTGATAAATTAAAAGCGTCGATATAATTATCTTTTCTTTTAGCTTCAAGAAAAGGTGACACGGTTGGAGGAGCTATTGGAGCTCCTAATGTAGTAGGATTATTAACTGCATATTGTTCTCTAACATCCATTGGTGTTGCTGTTTTTGTTTGAGTAACCGCACCTTGATAGCCTGAAGAAAAAGGATTATCATTACCACCACCAGTGTTTCCTTTATTGTCCGTTCCTGTACCAGCGCCTCCGGCTTTTGAACCTTTAGAACCTCCTGTAGCAGCACCACCCTTACCTTGGTAACCACCTTGAGAACTATAACTACCGCCACCACCAAATGCAATTCTTCCAACTCTTTGGCCCATTGCATACATCTGTCTAGCTTGTTGTAATCTTGTAATTGACATTATCGTCTTCCTCCTGCATGTATATCTAACCTAAAAGTTCCTAATTTCCAACTGGTATCTACAGCTGTGTTAGATATTGTAAGAGCTATAGCTCTTGCTCTTGCACGTGTATCTACTTTTGTTGTAGCTGATGTAACTGTAAAAGGTCCTAGGGATGAACTAACTGCTGTATCACTTGGATAATTTCTTAAATCTAATTGGATAATAGCACTTCCTTGTTGAGTTATAAAGTCGGGTATAATTCTACTTACTCTCATAATGTTTTCACCATCACCTCTAAGATCTCCTAAATTAGTTGCAGCTCCTCTTACAACTTTTTGTGTAATATCATAATCACCGGATGTAATATTAGCAGGAATAGCCACAGCGGTTGACGCTGCTTCTTGTTGATTAACACCTGTTTCATGTTCAAAATAAATTGTTGTACCATCCGTATTACCAACAACATCAAAAGATGTATCAACACCTGCATTATATTTAGTTCCGTGTGGTAATCCAAATACAGATGAATCTTCCCAAGTTGTTCTAGGAAATAAACTACTTGCATTTGTAAACCATATGGGTCTTTTTGCAGTTGAATCTAGATAACTATATGTAACTGCTCTGTTAACTACGTTAGATGTAGACGTTGGATAGAACCAAGTAATCTCACCAAACAAGTTATTGATACCTGCATAAACTAACATGTTAGATGTAGTATTTAAATCATCGTAAACATAGTCTTCAACTAAACAGTCCATAGATTCTAGTTTACCTGTGTATCTAAAGAAACCATTTTCTGACATCCAGTACGCAGCACCATCAACTTCGACAGCTGCATTCATACCAATCAATCCACAGTTAGTACCAACCTGTTCATACGCAAATGTAAAAGGAGTTCCAACAAAACGCATGGTAAATAAAGATGTATCAGTCCAAATGTAAATTGCATTTCTACCAAGTACAGCACCAATGATCCGTGATCCGGCGGCCAGTCTTTGTGTACCCGCACTATTCTCAGCTGTAGGTGTGTAGTCATTAATATTTTCTTGAGACGAGAATCTTATAAACATGTCGTCTTGTGTAGCTTTATTTCCAATAGTTGTTTCTGTACCAAAAAATACTAAGTGACGGTCAGGAGTTGACACTAACATATCACGTGACGCTGTTGGTGCTCCAGCTATAATAGTTGCTCTAGTTGCCGTTGCATTTGATGCATCACCGTCCCATTCAAAACATTCTCCGTTATGTATTAATGCTATAAGTGTTGAACCTAAATTATCCAAAGACCATAGACCAGGATCTGTTACTGAGTCAGTGTTGGCTGCAGCTGATCCCCAACCCGTCCAGCTAGAGGTGTTAGTTACTGTTGCACCCGTGCTGTGTGCTGCTCGAGTTGATCCTCTTGCTGCTCTTGTTATACCTGTTAAATTATTTCCTGATACTCCTGTGTATGAAATTTCTTCTGTGCCTACTTGAATGTAATTAGTTCCAGACGTTGGAAAACCAGTTGTGTCTGTTAATGTAATACTTGTTCCTGTTCCACCTGTACCGTTTGCATCATCTAATAAAGCTCCGTTTAATGTAGTTGTAATTGATCCTAAAATGTTACCACCCCACAATGATATACCCCAACCAAAAGCTCCTATCTGTTCAGCAGGTCCTACATGATAGTATTGATAATAAGTAATTCCTCCAGATGTGGTTGCACCTGATCCTGTTTCATTAGAAGGCATTGTAATAGTAATTGTAGAAGTAGTTGGCACACTTGTTACCATAAATTTTTTATCAGCAAAATCTGTAGCTGTAAAATTAGAATTAGTAATAGTGCTAAAAGTTGTTGCATCACCAAATAATATAATATCTCCTGGCACAAAATTATGTGAGCCAGCAAAAGTTATAGTTACGGTTGGTGATCCATTAGTCGTGCTAAATGCATTAGTGATTGCTGTGCCTGATGGATTAGTTAGAGGGTGTATGTCATAGTATACTCCACCAGAATATACATATAAAATTCTATTAGTGCCTATGGCTGCAAATTTTGTAGATGCTTTGTTAACAAAATGATGTAAACCTCTAGCCGCACCTGTAAGTTTTGCCTCTCCTAATTGTTGCCAACCACCTATTTTTTCAGGTGTACCATATCTAAAACGCACATTTTCGCCGTCTGTCCATTGTGACTCTGCGCCGGTAGATGTAACCTGTTTGTTGAATCCTGGTAAGAATCCTAATTTTTGTAGCATATGGCTCCATTATAATACTATTTTACAAATGATGGTAGACCCAACATAGGTCTTCCGTCAAATCTATTTTTTTCAGCAAATGGGCCATTTACATGATTATAATGTAGAAATACTTGACCGCAAATGTTCCCGTCAAAAGGCTCTCGCCAATGTTCGAGTTCGCAACCACTATATACTAACATATCCCCTACTTCAAGCAAGACTTTCGTGCCTGCTGGAGCATTGGGTTTTACAATATTTTGTCTTTCATTAACAACATTATTAGCACCTGTGCCATCTATAAATATAGGCCAAGGATCACCACCTAAATTAAGTGTTGTAGATATTTCACAACTAGGTCTATCTTTGTGTCT